AGCGGCGGAAATGCCGTTAGCGTTACCACCATCTGATGATACAGAAATGGGTGATGAATCAGGAGCAGCTCCTGAATCAGGTGAAGACAAATTAAAGGTTGTTCAAAAATTGACAGGTAGATTAGGTCAAAAATTAAGAGATATACAGGACGATATGGAAAGTGATGATATTAAGTATATTATCAATTCAGTATTATCAGCAGTTAATTTAGATAAACTAGATTTAGAAGACAAAGAAGAAATCTTAGGTAAATTCGAAGATGAAGAAGATTTCGCCGGAGAAGATGGTTTAGATGATGAAATGGGAGGTGAAATGGGAGGTGAAGAAATACCTGCAGAGGAACCACAACCAGACGCTGAATTAGGTGAGGTTGATGGTATCGACGCTTTGGAGAATTTAATTAATATGGAGTTCGAAGAAGATGATGATATGATGATGTCTAGTCCTGAAAAAGAAATAGACACTGACTTACCTCCAATGGAAATAGAAAAAGAAAAAACAAGAAAAAATAAATTTCACGTTGAGCCAGGCGGTGAGGAAGATTTATATTACAGACAAGCATCTTTTGATTCCGATTTTGGTGACGATGACGATGAAGATTTGTTTGGTGATAGCGGTTATGGGGACACATTCCACTTTGATTTAAAAGAAGTTGGTGATTTAGAAGATATGTACTCAGATGAAATTGACGATATTAATAGTAAAATAAAAGACCCTGAATTTTATATGGATGATGAAGAGTCATCAGTTGAGGGTGAGATGTCAGGTGATTCAACGTCAAAAGAAATTGATATTAATGAATTAACCGACATTATCAACAATAGTGTAAAAGAAACATTAAGAAAACACTTTGAATAAGAATGTATCTATTATATATCAATGAACTCGGAAAAGACTATAAAGGTCAACAACAATACGAATTTATATTCGGCGAGAACGTTGATGTGTTAATGGATGAATGGTTTATAATTCCATCTTCAGGCAGAGCAGTTCCACCTGAATTAGAATTTGTCGATTTAGTAGGGGTTTTAAAAAACTCAGATTTAAAATTAGATTTAGTTCAAAATTCAGATTATTTCGGAATGATTGATGCTGTAGATGGAATTATTGCTTTAGGGTGGGAACCTTTTGATATACACGCAGAAGAAAGACCTATCAGGGTTTCTTTTCATTTCGGTGAAAACATTGAAAGTGTAACAAAAAAATTAGAAAGAAAGGGACTTCAACTAATAAATGAAGAAATTAAAATCGATTTATAATGAAACGTAATGAAATTGTACAAAGATTAATCAAAGAAGGATTTAATAAAAATACCTTGGTTAATATGAGTGATAAACAAATATCGATGCTCTCCGAAAGAGTTTTAGGAGAAGCACCTACTTCTATTACAGTTGGTCCTAATAATATGGCGGCAGCTGTTGAATTAGCTAAACAAGGTGTAAATGTTAAAGTATCTGATAAAGAAGTTGTTGAGGGTGGTGTTGGTCCTAAAGTAACTAAAGGACACAATGGTATTCCTGAGTTTATGGATTCAAAAAAATTGAAGGGAGAAAAGAAAGATAAGGAAGACCCAAAAAAGAAAAAAACTGAAAAAAAATCTTTAAATTTGAAGAAATTAGAAGATTTGGATAAAAAAGAAATCAAAGAATGGGTTGAAACTTTGATAGAAAATAATTATCATCCATTAACAACAAAAGATGAAATTATGGAATTAGTAAAACAAAAATTAAATGAGGGTCCTGGTCCATTAGTGGCTGACCCTGATGTTGATGTAGAACCAGATATTGATGTTGAGCCAGATGTTGACTCACCTTCAGTAAATCCTGATACGGACCCGTATGTGGACCCTTGGGACAACCCTGGTGTCGGACCTGACCCAAGACCTAAATTCCAAGGAGAAAAAGGAATGCCTGAATTTTTTAAATTTAAAGAAATTTTACAATCAATCAACGAGAAAAAAGATTTTAACTCTCTTTCCGAGTCGATTATGAGAAAAATTAAAAAAGTACTTAATAATGGCTAAAAAAGAATTTAAAGAGGCGATGAATTTCGCTGATAATAGTAGACCCGACCCAGGTGTTCAGGCGAAACTATCGAATCGAGCAACTCCATTCAAAAAAGTTGAATTCCCAAATCCTGATAATGATGGTGGTTTCACAAACTACGAAGAATTATTGGCTAGTGAAGAGTATGAGATGGCGTTAGGTAGACTTAACGCTTTTACTGGTGAAAGAAATATTGGTACGGGTTTTCAAAGTCAAAGCAAATATTATCAGTTATCAATACAAGCCTCGAGAATTTTAAGTGAAATTAAAAGAGCGGAATCTCAAAAAGAAACAGAATTAGAACAATTGTGTGAAAGATTAGTTAGAGAACACTTTAAAATTCCTGCAAACAGATTACAATTTGATATTAAATTAGAGTCCGAGAAGATACAAGTTAATCAAGACCCTGAACCATCTCAGGTTCAAAAACAAGAAGAGGAATTGGTTGATGAGTTACTTGATATGGAAAGAGCAAAGAGAAGATTACTCAATGCAATGACTCAAGGAGCTGCGGTTGATTCTACTTGGATTTTTAGAAAGGTAATTCCTGAGATACAGGCAATTACGGGAGTTAGAGACTTAGCAGACAAATATTCTATTTTCATTGCAACAATGATGTTAGGATATTGGCAATTTCCTGATGAATTATTAGAAATGTCAGTTATTGGAAATGGTCAACTTAATGAAGCTGCGGGTGCTGGTAAAACATATATTGACACGTCAACAAATCCACCAACAGTAGTGGTTAGAGCGGTTATATTTCCTTTCTTAATTCACGAAGCCATTAAGGGTGTTATGGAGTTTCTTTCAAAACAAAGAAACCCTGAAAATCCTGAATTAGTACAAAAAGCAATGGATTTAGAAGATAAAGTATTGTATGAAATTTGGGACATTAGATTAGGTCCTGCAATTTGGAGAAGACTTTATGATTTATATCCTGAAGCAATTAAAAACGAAGAGGACAAAAGAAAATTACAAGCGTACATTTATTCAAATGTTGCAAATTTACCGGTAAGAGATTTTTTAGTTTTAATGAAAGAGGTTATTGGTAAATCTGAAAATGGTAAAACGTTAATCGGAGCAATGTACTATGATTTAACAAGAAAAGTAGATAGTGAAGAAGTAACAAAATCCACATCAGAATTTAAAAGAGTAATGGACGAAATATCACCCCAAGTAAGTAATGATGAAATACGAGACTTATTGGCAGGATTGAATATCTCACTACAATAAAGTTAAAGTGGTCAAATTTGACCACTTTTTTTGTATTTATATATATGAGTGCTAAAATTGAACAATTAAAAGAATATGCAAGAATTATTAAAGACACACCATACGCTTTAAGAACTTATTTGCAAACGTATGATAATACTCAAAAAAAATACGTCCCTATGGACCTGTTTCCTGACCAATTACAATTGATTCAGGATTATGAAGATTACAACGAAAACATCACAAAAAAATATCGTCAAGCGGGGGTTACAACAGTAACTGCGGCTTGGTTATCTAAAAAATTACAATTAGCAAAACCAGAGAATCCTGAAAGAGTCCTAATCATTGCAAACAAAAGAGATACTGCAATTGAGATGGCGAACAAAGTTCGTAACTTTTTAGAACAATGGCCCGAATGGTTAAATGTTGGTTTCTCTCCTGATAAAAACTCTGAAAGTAGATTTAGATTAAATAACGGATGTGAGGTAAAAGCCGTAGCAACATCCGCGGACGCGTTACGTGGTTATACGCCAACAGTACTTGTATTTGACGAAGCCGCATACATTGAAGCAGGGGAAGACTTTTGGGCAGCATCTATGGCGTCATTATCTACGGGTGGTAAGATTATTCTAATCTCAACCCCAAATGGATATGACCCGATATATTATGGTGTTTATGACCAATCATTACGTGGATTAAACGACTTCCATATAACCGATTTAAGATGGTTTAAAGACCCTCGTTATACAAAGGACTTAGTATGGGTAAAATGTAATGACATATGTCATTATATGTTGAATAGAGAACAATACAATGATGATGAGGTAGTACTTCGTGAATTCGATATGAGTAACTACCGAAAAATAGAAGAAGATGGTTATAAACCATTTTCATCTTGGTTTGAATCTATGTCTAAAAAATTCAAATACGATAGACGTAAGATTGCACAGGAATTGGAGTGTGACTTCTTAGGTTCGGGAGATGGTGTAATTCCTGGTGACATTCAAGAGAATATTGCCAAGAATATGATTAGAGTTCCATTTGAGAAGTATATGCAAGGAACTTTTTGGCATTGGAAGGAACCAGTACAAGACCATCGTTACATTATGGGTGTGGACGTGAGTAGAGGAGATAGTGAGGATTTCTCATCCATCAATATTATTGATTTTGATGAAAGAGAACAAGTTGCAGAATATATTGGTAGAATACCTCCAGATGATTTAGCAGCAATTGCCTATAAATGGGGTGTGTTGTATAATGCATTCATTGTGGTGGATATTACAGGAGGTATGGGGGTTGCAACATCAAGAAAATTACAGGAATTGAATTATAAAAATCTTTACATTGATGGTATTAATACTCAAAATATATGGGAGTATAATAAGAAAGCAATGGATAAGATACCCGGTTTAAACTTCAACAATAAAAGAACACAAATTGTTGCAGCTTTCGAGGAACAATTAAGGAAAGGATTTATGGTAAGGTCATCAAGACTACTAAACGAACTTAATACTTTCGTTTATATGAATGGTAGACCTGACCATATGAAAGGTGCTCACGATGACGCGATTATGAGTATGTCTATGGCATTATATGCTGGTGATATATGTTTCAATCAATTACAAAGAACTGACGCACAAAACAAGGCAATGTTAGATTCTTGGGTGTTATCTGAAAGGACATATGAAGCAAATAAGTCGTTTTATTCATATGGAACTACTTTTGACCCGGTGGGTTCTATGTCATTTGGTGGCAGTTCACAACAGAGTACACCAAGTAAAAATTCATACAATGAATACAGTTGGTTATTCGGTAAACGTAAGTAACCTCTTTATTTTTCCAATAATTAAGTGTAGATTAAATAGAAATAGTATTTATAGATATGGCCGAGAATAATTTAACAATATTTCAAAAACTTACTAAAGTATTTGGTTTTCAGGGTAAAACAAAAGAAGAACCACCTTCCTTTACGTTTTCAAAAGATGAATTACTAAAAACTGATAGTAAAGAAGAGTACGAAAAGGCGTTGTTGCAGGCTCAACAATCGACCTACATTGCAGATAAATGGACTAAACTTGACCAATCATTATATCAACAGTCTGTTTATTATGAACCTAATAGGTTGTCAGCATATTATGATTATGAATCAATGGAGTTTACTCCGGAAATATCTGCGGCTTTAGACATTTATGCTGAAGAGTCTACAACAATGTCAGAAAAGGGTGAGATACTTACCGTATATTCTGAATCAAAAAGAATCAAAGCAATTTTAGAGGATTTATTTAAAGAAAAATTAGACATAAACACCAACCTACAAATGTGGGCAAGAGGTATGTGTAAGTATGGTGATGATTTTGTTTATCTAAAAGTAGACCCTGAAAAAGGAGTCGTTGGATGTCAACAATTACCGAACATTGAAATTGTTTGGAAACAACTTTTACTTGCTGAAGATGCAATGTTAATTTATAGAACATCAAGAGCACCTGAAAGACGTGTATTTAAAGTGTTCGTTGGTAATATGGATGATAAAGATATTGAACCATACGTACAACGTGTAGCAAATAAATTTAAAAGAGACACTGTAGTTGACCAAAAAAATGGTCAAGTAGATATGAGATATAATCAAATGGCGGTAGACCAAGATTATTTCATACCTGTTCGTGACCCCGCTCAAACTAACCCAATCGAAACATTAGCGGGAGCAGCCAATTTAGGTGAAATCGCTGATATTGAGTATATTCAAAAAAAGATGTTAGCAGCACTTCGTATCCCAAAAGCGTTTTTAGGATTTGAAGAGGTTGTTGGTGATGGTAAGAATTTAGCGTTAATGGATATTCGTTTTGCAAGAACCATTAATAGAATACAGAAATCATTAATTCAAGAATTAAATAAAATTGCATTAATTCATTTATATCTTTTAGGTTTAGAGGACGAATTACATAATTTTAGTTTATCACTAACTAACCCATCATCTCAGTCTGATTTACTTAAGATTGAACAATGGAAAGAAAAGATTACTCTTTATAAAGATGCCACATCTGACCAATCACAGCTTGGTATCTTACCTGTTTCACATACTTGGGCTAAGAAAAATATACTTGGATTTAGTGATAATGAAGTTATACTTGATTTACAACAACAAAGACTTGAAAGAGCTATTGGTGGTGAATTGGCCGCAACTGCAACAATCATTAAACGTTCGGGTGTATTTGACGAGGTAGATGCTAAGTATGGTATTCCTGAAGAAGAAAGAGAGAAATTGGAAGCAGCAGGTGCTGCAGGTGGAGCCGAAGCGGGAGCCGCTCCGGGAATGGATATGGGTGGAGGAGCCGCTCTTGGAGCTGAAGCAGCACCTCCGGGTGGTGAAGCTGCACCATTGAGTGAATCAAGAAAAGAGAAGATATTATCTATGTTGAGTGATAAAGATGAAAAATTGGAGGACCTATTTGACATTAATAAAGCACAACAGAATATTTATGAAATAGAAAATAAATTAAACAACTTACTAAACGACTAACAATGAGTAAATTTGGGGTTTTAAAAACTAAGATATTAAAGAAACTCACAGAATCATATTCAAATCAGAATAAAACTGAGATGAAGGAAATCCTTAAAATGATTAAAGAGAATAAGGATTTTAAAGAGTTATATCTTTTTTACGAAGAAATCGAAAACAAATATTTTGAAGATAGGGACACCGCAAAATTATATGTGGAAGAATTGAATTCAATTCTAAAGAACAAATCAAAAAATATATCTGATTTTTGTAATAAATTGAATACGAAATTAAATGACATCGAGATAAACGAAAATGAAGTTTACTCAAGTCTTGATACGTTATTAGAAGAAGATAACTTATCGAATATTGATAAGAAGGTTCTTTCTAAGAAAAAATTAGTTGGTCATTTAACGACTTCTAAACAAACAAACGAAGACTTGTCATCAGATGTTGTTGTAAATGAATCTTTACTGCACGCAGTATTAGTTAATAATTTTAACGTTTTATATTCAAACAACCTAAACGAAGAACAAAAAGAAGAATTAAAAAATATTCTTTCTATGAATCAAGAAGATTTAGATAAGAATATGTCAGAATTAAAAGAAAATGTTTTAGACCAAGTATCCAAGATTTTAACTGAAAATTCAGACCAAGACCTTTCAAAGAAGTTAACACAAGTTCAAGACGAGGTTAACAAAATGACATTTAGTAAAATTAATTATTTCAAACTTAAAGAATTAAAAAATGGTCTTAATTAAGACCATTTTTTATTTTCTCTGAATAGATAGCTTTGAGTTTTTCTTTACGTTTTTTAACGGAGGGTTTTACAAACTCTTCNNTTAATTTTTGGATTTGCTTAGTTTTTTGAACTTTTTGTTTGTACGTTCTTAACGCAAACTCAATTCCTCGCTCTCCCTTTACTTCGATTATAATCATTTGTTATTAATTTATATTTTATAAATATATTTTGGATTTACCAGAATTTTTCATTATATTTTAAATATAACCATAAGATATTATAATATGAACAAAATTAATGAAAACCGGAAAATTTATACCACTGGGACACTATGGTAATGTAAAAATCGGATATGGAACTGTAGATTACAAAAACCTAAAAACCATATATATAAAATTAAATTCTTGGCTTTTGCCTGAAACCGATACTAAAGACTTCGATGTGATAATTTCAAAATCACGTAGAGAAATTAAAAACTATATCTATTGTTTAGATAATGACTTATTCAGAAAAGAAAATATAGTTGATTTAGACATTAGAACTAAGGGAATCAAACTCGAAAAGAAGTCATTTATGAATTTAGAGATAACATTATTTGTTAAAAATCATTTTGACATTCGCGATAAGAAGGTAAAGAGTAGAATTAAAGATTTATCTGAACACATCGTTGATACTAATCTAAAAGACAAAAATCTGTTTAATTTCTATAAGAACAAGAAATAAGTTCGGTTGTTGATGTATTTATAGTATAAAAACTGTAAATGAAAATTTTAGGTCCTCACGAAACAGGTAAAGGAATCTTAATAGAGTACGACGCCGGACATATATCACCTGAAGAAAACAAGCAAATCATTAAGGAAATGAGAGAACTTGATTTTTCTCAGGACATTATTCTATATGCTGTTTTACAAAAATTCGACACTCCAAATAAGAACGGAAGGATTTATCCTGAAATGTTACTGAAAAGAGAAAACGAAAAATATCAAACACTTATCAAAAAGGGTGGTGCATTAAACGAACTAAATCATCCATCATCTTCACTTATCGATTTAGATAGGGTTTCCCATTCAATTCTTGAAACTTTTTGGGATGGTAAGATGCTTATGGGTAAGATTAAACTTTTCACTTCACCGGGTTGGAGAAAGATGGGAATTGTTTCCACAAAAGGGGACCAAGCAGCAATGTTAATTATGAACGGAGCTACTTTGGGTATCTCTTCAAGAGGTGTTGGTTCATTAAAGAATGTAAAGGGTCAAAACATAGTACAAGAAGATTTTGAACTTGTTTGTTTTGATTTGGTGTCATCCCCATCGACACCAGGTGCGTACGTATTCCCTGATTTATCTGACAGGGACAAATATCAAGAATCTATTGAAGAAAAATCTGATGAAGGTATGAACAAGATGAAGTCTTTAATGGGTAAACTAGATAGTTTTTTATCCAAATAATAATTTTTATCCGTTTTGATATACAAGAAAAGTAATTTTTTCTAAAATCAATGTATTTATAGGATAATAAAACATTTAAAAAATACGATGAGTCAAAAATCTATTTTAGAACAAGCTTTACTTCAAGTACAGACTCTTGAAGAAGCAGTTAAGCAAAATGCAAAGGGTATACTTGCTTCTACAATGAAACAAGAACTAAATGATTTGCTTAAAGAATCAGAAGACGAGGGGAATAATGAATCTCCTGAAGTTGAAGAACAAGATGTACCAGAAATTGGTGATGAAGAAACTCCAACAGATGACGAAGAATCAGACGAAATTGCAGATGAACCTGAATCTGACGAAGAAGGTGAAGATGAAATGGGCGCTGATGATGAAGAAGAAATACCTGCGGATGACGAGGAAATGCCTGCTGATGACGAAATGGGTGATGAAGATGAAATGGGTGCAGAAGATGAAGAAGATGTTCTTGATATGACATCAGCTTCTGACGCTGAAGTACTTAAAGTTTTCAGAGCTATGAAGCCTGATGATGGTATTGTCGTTAAAAAAGAAGGTGATAAAATTTCTTTGAATGTTGATGATGAGGAGTACATTATTAAGCTCGGTGACGAAGGAATGGGTCTTAATGAAGATGAACACAACGAAGGTTACGGGTTTGACACATCTATGTTAGAAGATGATGATATCGAACCTTCTGACGAAGACGGAACCATTTTCGAAATCGACCTTGACGAGGAGGAAGCAGAAGTTAAAGATGAACCTAAGGAAGGTGAAGTTAAAAAGGTTGAAGCGACCGAAGCGGCACGTACAAAAACAAACCGTCACGGAAATAAAAACGACCAAAATCGTACTGGTTTACCCGCTAAGAATGTTTTCAAAGCCGGTACAGTAACTAATGAGGAAGTATCAACACTTAAAAAACAAGTTCAAGTTCTTAGAGAAAAGAATGAAGAGTACAAAAAAGCTCTTGTCCTTTTCAAAGAAAAATTGAATGAAGTTGCAACTTTCAACGCAAATTTAGCATTCGCTACCAAATTGTTTACAGAACATTCAACAACTAAACAGGAGAAAATGAATATATTAAAAAGATTTGATTCAGTTTCTACTATAAAAGAGTCCAAAAATCTTTATTCTACAATTAACTCTGAATTAGACAATAAAAAACCAATGACAGAGGCTATTGTAGATAAAATTACATCAACTCCACAAACATCTTCTACTGAGGTTCTTTCAGAGTCAAAGGCTTATGAAAATCCACAATTCAGAAGAATGAAAGATTTGATGAATAAAATAAAATAATAAAAATTTAAAAAAATAAAATCCAAAAAAATGGGAGCATTATTAGAATCAGGTATGGTTGGTAACATCGGTCTTAAGCACCTTCGTGTTATCAAAGAAGATACCATCAAAAAATGGGACG